TCGTTGACGCTATCTTCCATCAAGTAAGCAGATCTCATAGGAGATTTGGCTCCCACGTTGTTGCTATCATAAGAATGCTTAAGTATAGTTTCATCATCGAGAAAGCTCATCCAGTATCGAACAAACCCAATCTTGTGATCTGATCTTTCTTCAAGAGATCCTGTGAAATTAGTTCTCTTTGCGCCAGCATATATTCTTTTCGAAGAGTTTAAGAAGTTGTGTGCAGAAGCCGAAGGAACCGTTGCATCGAATTTGAATTCGTTAATTGTTGTGTTGGCTTCAGTATTATACCCAGAAAACTCCAAGATATAATCAGAGTTTAGAGAAGAACTTGCAACAAAGTCTGTTGTTGGGTATTTCTCGTTTCTAAGAGTGAAAGCTAATAGCCACTCATTGTTCAAATACATATCGTCATATAAAGAAGAAGATAGATGAACTCCTAGAACCGAGGAAGACAAATGAAATCTAACTCTTTTAGACTCTTGCCTATCTCTTTCTGTGTATATCTGCATCTCGGCATAATCAGTTACCGGTATTGTATAGTCGTTGCCATCAGAAGGATCAGCTTCGTGGATCCCCATGACAACAGATTTTGTGAATGGCGTCTGGTATCCTTCTGCAGATGCCCAATTTAATTTATTTGGAAGAATTACTTGCGTCTCAACTGTGATTGGAATATACTTCTCAAAATCACCTCCAGAGCCAGAAATAAAACTCACTCCATTTGCCCCAGAGGCATACTGATATACAGTGCCGTTAAATCTGTCTGGGTGATTAAAGTCAATAAATTTCTCTCTTGATGCTCTGACATTGTATCGATCATTGATCTCAAAGTCTACATTATCTCCATAGAAGTTAATCTTGACTACATCTTCGTCTATTCCGAATGCATGCAACACATTTCTAAATGCCTTATTGGTTCCCTTTTCTTTATAAATGTTAACCAAAGATGAGTACACATTTTGATAGATTTGATTCTTGACATCATGAATCTTCATTTCGTAATTTTCATCTTCACTTCTATCAGCAAGCGCTTCAATAACAGTGGCATCTGCAAATAATTCTGGAGCCACAAATCCTGCGTTTGTCAAAAGCCTGTCAGCAAATGGCAATGGCTTAACACTCCCTGTAGTGCTTGTGTTGTTATTGGAGTCTGATGCCATTGTCTGGAAGTGGGCGTAGACATCTTTGAGACTATTCAGTTCTTGGATGTGTAAGTACAGATTATCATAATAGCTCGCCATAATGTGAGTCAAGATTCCTACATTCCCTGTCTCTTTATCTTCATCCAGAATCCATCCGGGAATCGAATTAATCAAAGCAGCATTGTTAGCGACATCATGTACACTACCTGAACTTTGAAGTTCTGATAAAACTGATTTATAATCTGGATGTGATGAGTATATCGTGGGATCCTTAAACTCTTTAGGTGCTGCACCTGCCAATACAATAGCAGAATCTGTGGATCGAGCACCATCCTGATAGCCTACCCAAGTACCATTAGAAACACGTCCAGAATAGTCCAATACTTTCGAGTCTATGCTCGAAGTAAGCGTGATCCCTTCATTGAATTTGTAGTATACCCCAAGTTTAGTATTAGCTTCATCAGTATTTGTTCCGCCACCGATGTTTGTCCAATAATATCTTCCGATTTCTTTAGAAGTTCTTTCCGTTTTCCAATATCTGAATTCATCAATAGAGCCTGAGAACTTACCAGCACCTTCTTGAACTGTCGGAGATCCTGACGGGGCAGTGCGCAAGGCACCGATATAAGATATAAGAGATCCCGTGACATCATCGATTGCTGCATTAGACACTGTTTGCGCCTGATTAAACTCACCGTTAAGATAAAAGTTAACAGAGATATCTGATCCTGAATTCTTCAAAGATAATGCGATATGTGCCCAATCTTCAATAGAAGATGTGGTAACATTTTGCCCAAATGACTGATTTTGAACGCCGTCCGTTCCACTCAAGGCAGTGAATAAGAACGGAGAACCAGCAGAAGCACCCGTAAGTTCTAGACGAAGCCTACCATATTGTGCCGAACTGGAAGCCTCTCCGTTCCACAAGTCAAATAAAACCTCTTTTTCAGTTTTTGATGTGTCGAAAGCAGGCTTTTTAACCCACATTTCAAGCGTAACACCCTCGTTTAAGTCAAATTTGAGGTTTGATTCTCTCGATTTTTCTTCATCAAGTATGTTGGCATCACCATATTGCTTTTTGAGTCCTACCAAGTCGGACTTATTTGGGCCGCCAAACGTCTTAATGTATGTATTTGTTGTTGATTTTCCGTAGCCATCCACGATAGATCCATTCAAGGTACCCCAGTTTGGGTAACTTAAAGTGATGTGTCCATTGAATCTAGGGTATCTATGTTCGAAAAGATACATGTCAATGAACGTGGAGTCGAAAATCCAATCATATTTTTCTTTTTCAGAGCCATCATAAGGATATGTATTCCTAATTCTCTTAAAACCATCTGTATAATATCTCTCAGCAGAACCAAAGAAAGCAAAATTCTTTGGATCACTATAGTCTACATTAGGCAAGAATCTGATCTTGTCTTTGTTATAAGATTCAATATACTCTTGAGATTCTACCTCATTTGCGATGTCTTCTAAACTGGAAGATTGGATTGTTTTTGTTGAATTGAATAAGTCTTTAAGTTTCATATTTCTCTACTCTAAATTTAAATGTCTTGTCTACTGGTTTGTAGTCTGCAATAAAGTCATCATAAAATGCTAACTTAACCCCATATGAATATCCGGGCTCAAGAATAGACATATCGAAATCGAAATAACTTCCTGAAGCATCAAAAGACAACTCTGTGTACTTGATACTACCTGTAGCATGTTCGATAACTTTGTAATTGTCAATGATTCTAAAAATTTCATACGATCCTGATGTTGGTATATACAATTGAGGTTCTGCAACTGCTCTTGTGTAAATAGTTGGACTCCATCCTTTTAATCTTGTATATATTCTAAATCTTGCTGTTTCGTCACTTTCGTAAACTTTCTTTAAATTTGTAATAGAGACATAATAGTCGTTTGTTTTTGTTGTTGTCCCAGTGTATCTTGTTTCTGGGTAAATTGTTCCTGTATGGAATTGGGTTGAACCAGTGTACCATACGTCGTGTAAGGTGTCTGATGTACCCGTCAACGCCACTGAAGCGCTGTATATACCTGTAGACACATATCCGCCTGTAACTTCTGTCAGAGCGGATCCTGAAGGTGCTGATGCGGAAGATTCATAAAGAGCCACAACCAACTCTCCTGTTCCAACTGATGGTATATTCTTCAATCTTCCACCAATATTATTATAAATATAAAGCGTATTCAGGTTATCTTCTGCTGGTGCCAATGAAGAACTATAATAGAAATTACTTCTATCATCTTTGATAGAAGAGTCCCATTGCGCCTCGATCACTGGACGGTTGAAATGAAATTCTGATCCTCTTGCAGAGAACTTCTTGGTATAATAAGAATTAGAGTCTGATTCGAAACTCGATGATAGCTTGACTATGAAGCCATAGTTATTTCCACTATTAAGAGTAGAATCTAATACTTTCTCAACATATTCAGTAACATCAACCTTGAAGTCTTCCAGTCCTGTATCGAACTCTTGTTCGTAAACATACGTATCGTCAAAGTCACCTCCTGCGGTAGTCCAAGCAGTATCTGACGAGGCAGAAACCCAATTAGACTGCCCAAAGTCTGTATATTCGTCCATGTCTACACCAAGCCCTTCAGTCCAATCTTTAGTAAGTGGGTGTGCGATCAGCTTAAAGTTTCTTGGAACTGTTTCTGGATGTTCCACATTATGAAGCTTCATGAAGAACTTTACAGAGCCTGAATCTGGAAGTATTCCTGCATCTCTATCTTGCTTGATAGTTCGAACTCCTTGCTCAAGATCTGTTTCATTGACTGGAAACTTAATCAAGATTCTGGAGTTTTCAACTGTTGTAGAGGTTACCTGTCCATACATCTTGAATACTTCTAAAGAATCTGCCAAACCAGCATTCGAAGTAGTCATTCTTTTACTCAATGCCTCATTGAATTGATTGGTGATTGAATTGTCTGCAATTGCAGTGTATCTTTTAATAGCCATTATCTAACGCTCCCTTTGATGTCTATGGTAGGAAATTTAACTTCAAAAACGCAGTTCAAAGGACAAGCGATGAACCTTCCGTCTGGAGTTGTGCTTTTTGCGATATCGATTCCACTTCTTGAATATGCTCCGCCATTTTTATTTGTAACCTTGACATCTACTGTGTCTGCAACTCCTTCGATTCTATTCAAGGTAGCATACACCTCTGTATAACTAAAAGGCTCCGCAATATCATAGTGTCTCAAGAATCTATTTCTAAGCGTCCTCAGACACTCGTCAAGGACTTTAAATTTATCGTAGCCACCCTTAGTCACAATCGTAAAAGAAATGGCTAAATTGATGATTTTTGCGTCCATAATGTCCAATGTATCATTAACCATACGATGTTGGTTTAGCCAAGTCTTGATATTTGACTTTATGATGTCATTTGATTCAGTCAAATTACCAGCACTGTTTTCAGAAATGATGTACATGTTCAAGTTTCTTTTAAAAGAATCTCTGTCTTGTAAAACGGCACAACGCTTGATAGCTCCGTATTTCGGAGGCATATTGTATACCAGAGATTTATAGTCTTCTCTTGTTACAGCACGATTCTGTGCGGCAAAAAACGACTTTGTTCTTATCTTAAGTTCTTCTGTGGTAGGGATATTAGCATGTCCGATAATCGGCTCATCATTCGAAGCTTCTAATGAAGTGCGAACTTCTGCCAGCTTTCCTGAATCTAGACTGGTTTCGTCTTCAAAGCTATATATCGCTCTAACAATCTGAGACACAGCACCAACTGCAGCATTCGGATTGTTACTACTATTCACCCTAAACACTATTCTAAGTGTAGTGTTTACTGGAGATACACCAAACTTATCAGTTCCCAATAAATTAGCAGGATAAAGTCTGTATTTGTGACGTAATCTCTTCCAAATTGATCTAATATGATATTACTTGGATCTACTACCTTGTCAATTTTTATATCCTCTTCTGATCCGAAGCCGAAAACCAAATGAGTCTGAGATCTTGATCTCTCCACCACAAACCTTCTTGGCACTGCTGTGGGCTTCAAAATCATAGGAGCTGCTTCTCTTGTCTGAGAATCACTATTAGGAATTTCACGATAAATCACGTCTTGCCCCAAGTGTTCAACTTCATAATATTCATGCCCTTCCCTATCGGTACAATCTAAGATCTCAGCAACATTAGTATCTCCAAGCAAAATTCTATTGAATTTCTTGAATTCCCCTACTGTTATAGTCTTTTCTGCTAGCCTTCCAGATATAACCCTTCCAACAGATTTGATAATATAGTGAGTTGGAAGCCCGGTGGCTGTGTTGACTCTACCTACCACAATCTCGTTACTTGAATCACGAAAATCAACATCCTCTGTAAGGATAAAGTTCTCTCCAGCAAAAGTCAGCAGATGTCTGAAAAAAATACAGAGATTGTCAAATGCTTACATTGAGATGGTCAGCAGCACATCAAAAGAGAGATTGAAAAGGTCTCTCAGAAGAATTGGGATACACGATATAGACAATCTCATTGAGCTCAGACCAGTCGATGAACAGACAATGTTGAAATTGTCAAAATCAAAATCCAGAGACGTTATGTCTCTCTTTGAATACATAAAAAATACACAGGAGG